TGTCTTTACGCCAGATGGTTAAATTCATTATAAATAATAAAAAAATAAGAGTAGAATCATGGCAAATACCAGATTACAATCTGAAATCGAACAAGAAATTTTTAGAGATATACCTCTAAATCTGACAGTTCATCCTGTGACTGGTAATCTGAGGGTATTGACCAATGCTGACTCAATTAAACAAAGTGTAAAAAATATCGTACTCACAAATTTTTATGAAAGACCATATAATCCAGAATTTGGTGGAGATGTTTTATCTCAACTTTTTGAAAATATGGATCCAATTACCGAATACAATATTTCAAAGAATATTAGGGTATCATTAGAAAACTATGAACCTCGAGCAATTGTTGAGGATATTATTACGACTGTTTATGAAGATCAAAATACTCTTGCCGTAAAAATAAAATTTAGCGTTCAAACCATACCAGAACCGCTAGAGGTAAATGTATTGTTAGAGAGAATTCGATAATGGCTGCAAACTCTTCAATTAGTGTAACAGAATTAGATTTTGATGATATCAAGTTATCATTAAAGAATTATTTGCGGCAGCAGCCTGAATTTTTAGATTTTAATTTTGAAGGTTCAGCAATTAGTCTCTTATTGGATCTTTTATCCTATAATACATATCAGAATGCATTTTATACCAGCATGATTGGTAATGAAATGTTTCTTGACTCAGCCCAGTTAAGAGATAGTGTTGTTTCAAGAGCAAAGATGCTTAATTATATGCCTCGTTCAGCACGAGGCGCAAATACTCAGTTTACTCTGACCGTAGTACCAAATGATTCACCGGCATCAGTAACAGTTGCAAAAAATACTGAATGGCAGGCAACAGTAGATGGCCAAACTCTTAAATTTGTAACACCAGAAGCCTATACATTATCTTCAGACGATAATTATAGTGGTCCGATTACGGTCGTGGAAGGTGTGCCATTGACACACCGATTTACTGTAGATAATATCGAAACAGTAAAATTTAAATTAGAAAATGAAGATGTCGATACAACTTCTATTACAGTAGATGTACAGGAATCAGCTATTGACCCATCATCTACACGTTATAATTTGGCAAATGATATTACAGAAGTTCAGGCAAATTCGGCTGTATTCTTTTTACAGGAAATTGAAAATAACTATTACGAGATTTATTTCGGTGATGATGCTATTGGTAAAAAACCGCAAAATGGAAATATTGTCGTAGTAAATTATAGAGTCTGTAATGGTACTCTGGGTAATGATATTTCAACCTTTACTGATCCATCATCAGTTGGTGGATATTCTAACTTTTCAAAGACTGTAAGTGCAGCAAGTTCAGGTGGAGCTGCAGTAGAAAGTATTAATTCAGTTAAGTTTAATGCACCAAAAAATTATGAGACTCAAAATCGTGCAGTATTAGCAAATGATTATAAGAGAATTATTCTCAGAGATAATGGCGATCTATCATCAGTAAGTGTTTGGGGTGGGGAAGAAAATAATCCTCCAATTTATGGTAAGGTATACATTTCAGTCAAACCAGTAAATGGAACCACTATTTCATCAACTCGTAAAACACAGATTAAAACTGATCTAAAACAATATAATGTCTTAAGTATTGATCCTGAATTTGTGGATGCTACATATCTTTATGTGCGTCCTACAATTACCGCAAGATTTGATGATACGGCAACAACTTTAAGTGTGGGTGCTGTACAACAAAAGATCTTAAATGCCATTGTAAATTTTGAATCCAATAATCTTGGAACTTTTGATAATAAAAGATTTAGATATTCAAGATTTATTAAGGCAATTGATGATGCAGATTCATCGGTAGTTGGCAATGAAACAACTATTGAAATTGAAAAAAGATTTAATCCGAGCACATCCATTACCTCAACATATAATATTTCATTTGGTAATGCATTGCATAACCCGCATCCTGGTCATCGTTATGCACTAAGATCCAGCTCATTTATTAAGGATGGTAGAACAAGTTATCTCGATGATGATGGGTTTGGTAATATTAGGATTTATTACATCACTGGTGCTTCTACCAGAACTTATACAAATACATCAGCAGGTACTGTTAATTATTCAACTGGTCTTGTAACTTTAAATTCATTTTCACTAACATCATATACTGGTGATTATTTGAGTATCTTTGCAGATTCAGCTGAAAACGATATACTATCGGCTCGTAATCAGATCCTCTTAATTGCTGGAGCAAATGTAACACTCGTCGATGATGTAACGAATGTTGTTGTAGCATCATCTATTACTGCAACAACAACCGGTGTCACTACTACAGTCATTGATCCTGGTCTCTATCCGATTGTTTACTAATGTCAACTGATAAGAAAATATCAAATCTTATTGAGAATCAATTACCATTTCACGTTCGTGATGATGGTCCAGTATTTGCTGCTTTCCTCAAATCATATTATGAATGGATGGAGCAGGCAAATAATGCTATTGAAGTCAGTAAGAATTTACTAAACTATCAGGATATTGATAATACCTACGATAAGTATCTTGAATATTTTCATCGTGAAATTTTAGGTTCTATTCCAAGAGCTACACTTACTGATAGAAAAAAATTAGCGAAACATATAAAGGATGTTTACCGAGCTCGTGGTTCTGAATCATCTTATAGATTACTCTTTCGAATTCTTTATAATGAAGAAATAGAATTTTATTATCCCGGTGAGGATATTCTTCGGGCATCGGATGGTCGGTGGGTCTTAGAAAGTTCGGTTCGTGTTTCTGCTCCTCGTGCCGGAGCTGTTTCATTATTTGAAAATAAAAATATTGTCGGTCAAACAAGCGGTGCTACAGCCCGTGTTGATAAAATTGTACAGACGATTTCCAGTGGTATTATCGTTGATGAAATATTTTTGCTTGATATTATTGGTACTTTCCAGGATAATGAAAAAATCCAACTCGAAGGTGATGCCACGGTATTTGCCACCATTATTAGTTCAACCGGACCACTACAAAGTGTATCAGTAACTTATGGTGGTGCTTTTCATCAGGTAGATGATATTGTTACCTATGCATCAGCATCTGGCTCAGGTGCAAATGGCGCTGTAACAGAAGTTGCTGGTGATAGTGCCGTTCAGTGGTATTTAGATGATGGCGGTTCTGGTTATACTCTCGGAGCTCAGATTGTCATTACTGGTGGCACCGGTACTGGTACATCATTTACCATTGACGCTCTTACAAACACAGAGATATTAAATCTTAACCAAGATCTGATTGAACCAATGGCAAGTGTTGTGATTAATACTGGTCCAACCTTTGTCTCACTTGGCGCAAATACAGAATCAGTATCAGCAAATCTTGCCATTGCAAATGTAAGCACACCACTCAATGCTGCATTAAATTTTCAAAATACTACTGTAGGCACAATTTCATCTATAACTACAACTAATTACGGTACTGGATATTCCACTGTTCCATCAGCCACAATTACAGAACCATTAGTTGCAAGTCTTTTATTACCAGATGGATCTGGTGGTAGTAAAGGTCTAAATGCTGTAGTCCATGCAAATAATGTACCTGGTTCTATTGTTTCAGCAAGTGTTGTTAATTTTGGTGCTGATTTCAGTAGATATGATCCTGTAACAATTACAAATATTACAAGATCCGGTACAGCTGATGCTCTTGCTAATCCAAATGTTTCTGGTGTAGTAAATTATTCCGGTAAATATATTGATACGAAGGGTTGGTTATCCTATAACAATAAACTTCAGGATAATTTCTATTATCAGGAATTCTCATACGAGATTGAATCTAATCAGTCAACAAACACATACCGTAAATTGGTACAGGATATTTTACATCCAGCCGGTACTAAAATGTTTGGTAGGACTAAATCATTTACAGATGTTGATATTACAATTCCAACAATAGATTATGAATCATCAGTCACAGATCGAATTCAACTTGACCTTGAGACAATTGCAACCACACCAGTTGTAACGATGAATACACATACCAGATTGCTCACTCTAGGCACTGGTGGTATGGATGTCACCAATGGTTCATTCAATGTTACGGGTAATAATTCATCTACATTTACCACCGAATTGGCTGGTAATACTGCTATTCTCATTGTTGGTGCTACAGCAAATGGTATGTACTTTGCAAATACAATTTCTAATAATAGTATAATGACTCTGCATACGGCTTATGAACAGAGTACTACATCTAATGCTATATTCTATTATGTTTCAAACACCTCAGCTTAAAATTATAAATAAAACAAAATGGATGTATAAAGGGCGAGATTAAATGCCAGGACTAGTTACTAGAAAGTTCCGTCAACATAACGCAGAACAGTTTTATGAGGCATTCACTGAAGCTGCCTTAACACGAATGTATCTATTCGTCTCTCGCGTTACAGCTTGGCCAGATGATAATGATCCACCAGCTCCAGTTGACTCGATTCAGCACACAGAATTTGATTTCTGGAGAGAGATGATTGCGGCAAAGAAACTTCAGACCTCCGATATTTCATATGCCGCTCCTCGATATAATTGGTCAAGTGGTAAGGTATATCGTGAGTATGATATTGCTAATGCATCACTCTTTTCAGATCCGGCAAGTTCAAATACTTTCTACGTTGTAAGCAGTAGTTATAACGTATATAAATGTTTGTTTAATAATAAAGGCGCGGCATCTACTGTCGAGCCAACAGGTACATCTACATCTACTCTTGTTACAGCTGATGGTTATCGTTGGAAATTCCTGTATACCATTGGTTCAGGTGAAGCTCTAAAATTCCTATCGACAAATTGGATTCCAGTGAAAACACTCTCAGCTGATGATGGTTCGGCTCAGTGGGATGTACAACAGGCAGCCTCGAATGGCGCCATTGAAGTTGCTGATGTATATACTGGTGGCTCTGGTTATCTTACAAATACCGGCACATTAGTTGCAGTTGCAGACGGTGATACTATGACTCTTGCAGCTACGGCAAATACAACCGATAATATCTATAATGGTTCAGCACTTTATATTACATCTGGTCTAGGTGCAGGTCAGGTTAGAGAAATTACTGACTATAATGGAGCAACCAAAGTTGTACAATTGGCAAGTATCTTTGGTACAACACCAAATACGTCTTCAACTTATGTAGTGTCACCATATATTACATTTACTGGTGATGGTACTGGGGCAACAGCTTATGCCAATGTAACGTCAGGCGCAGTAAATTATATTAATATTATTTCAAGTGGATCAAACTATTCACAAGCAAGTGTTGTTATCAGTGCAAACAGTTCACATGGTACAGGTGCAAGCGCAAATGCATACATTACACCACCAGGTGGCCATGGTTCAGATCCAATTTCAGAACTAGCAGCGCATAATGTGGTTCTCAATGTTCAGTTAAGTGGCTCAGAATCTAATACATTCCCAACTACAAATGATTTCAGAACATTAGGTCTAGTCAAGGATCCATTACTTGATGTTGGTGGTACTGCAGCAAATGGTGCATCATATGATCAGACAACTCAATTAGCAGTAACGTCTGTTAGTGGTTCTGGAGCATTTACGCTCGATGAAACAGTTCGTGGTGGTACGTCGGGTGCTACTGGTAAGTTGGTGAGCTTTGCAAATACAAATGCTGCTAATACAGCTGGTACAGTTCGCGTAATTGATTCAAAATCTAACGGTACATTTACCACAACTGAAACAATTACAGGACTCACAAGCGGCATTACAGCAACACTTGGTGTTGTTACATATGGTTCACTCAAGCCCTATTTTGGTGATATTGTGTATGTTGAAAATAGAGCACCTGTTTCACGTGCAGCAGATCAAATTGAAGATATTAAACTAGTAGTGAAGTTCTAAGGATTTCAAAGAATGGCAATTGCAAATACAGTATCTCTTACAACAGACTTTAATGTAGATCCTTATTACGATGATTTCGAGGAAGGTAAAAACTTTCATAGAATTCTTTATCGTCCAGGTCTGGCTGTACAGGCCCGTGAACTCACGCAGATGCAGACAATTCAGCAGAATCAGCTTGATAGATTAGCTGAACATATTTTCGTTGAAGGTAGTACTGTTCGTGGGTTGGAGATGAATTATGACAGAAAAATTAATTATGTTAAAATTAGAGATAATGATCAAAACGGCGCATCTGTAAATGCAGCCGCTTTTGTAGGATCACTAATTACTGGTGGTACCACTGGTATGACGGCTATTGTTTACGATTCATTAGAAGGTACAGAAACTGATACAAACACAAAAACTCTTTATATTAAATATCAAAATGCTGGTGCAAATAATACCACAAGAAAATTTGCAAGTGCAGAGGTACTTACATCAAATACATCTCTTTCTGCAAATGTTATCACCGGTACAGCCAGTGTTGTTGCTAACAGGGCAGCAAGAGTAACTATGGGATCCGGCGTTATTTATGCAAAGGATCATTTTATTCGAGTAGATGAACAGTCTTTGGTAATTGGTCGATATTCACCAACACCGACTGTAAAGGTTGGATATGATATCACGGAATCAATTGTAACATCAGCTTCTGATTCTACACTTTTAGATCCAGCTCAGGGCGCGTATAACTATGCAGCACCTGGTGCAAATAGATTAAAACTAACCGCAACACTGGTATCAAAGGAAATTACTGATACCGCAACATCTAATTTTATTGAAAAATTTAGAACAAAATCTGGCGAGGTTGAATTTAATGGCGAAAAGCCAATGTATTCAATTCTGAATGAATATATTGCTCGCCGTACATCCGACGAATCTGGCGATTATTTAGTTCGAGGTCTCGATGTTCGATTAAGAGAACATCTAGCATCTGGTACAAATCAAGGTGTTTATACAGCTGCAAATGGTGGTGATGTCAATAAATTATCTGCCGATGTTGGACCTGGTAAGGCATATGTAAAAGGATTTGAGGTAGAAAATCATATTACAAACCACATTAGTGTTGATAAGGGCACAGATTATGAATCAGTCGAAGCTTTGCCTATTCCTGCAAATTATGGTAACTATACAGTTGTAGATAATGTCGTAGGAACATGGGATCTGAATGGACACGATCGTGTTGAATTATACGACACAAAGATGAATGCGATTGCAAATAATTCTATCTCATCACTCGCACCGCGGGGTAATAAGATCGGTGAGGCGCGCGTTCGTGCTGTAGAATATACATCTGGAACAAAGGGTGATGCTGCTGGTCGTTATAATCTATATCTTTATGATATTAATATGACAGCAAATAACTTTAGTTATGTCAGATCAGTCTATTATAACGATTCTACTCATGATGGTTTTGCTGATACAGTGCTAACAGGCGGTAATGCTGTTCTTAATGATACTAGCTTTAACAGAGCTATTTTTAGAATTCCTGCAGATAATATTAAGACTCTTCGCGATACGGGTGGATCAATTGATAACACATATCGATTCTTAAAAGAATTCGGTTCTCTCAGTATTGCTACAAATGGTACAGTTACCATTACTACAGGCGCGGCTGACGAAGTATTTCCTTTCTCGACTGGTGCTTTAAACAGTACCCAAGAAAGAGAAAATTTCTATGTGGTAATGCGAGGTACAGCAAATAGCGCAAGTCCTATTGATACTGGAGCAGCTCGAGTGGCTGGTTCAAATACAATTACTGGTCTTACATCTGTTACCACAAAATATAATATTGGTGATATTCTACAACTTCAAGGTGAAGCAAACACCTATG